ATGACTTTGCTTGTCGTGATGACGACTTCGCCTGTATTGATGATGATTGGGCGTGCATAGATGATGATGACGCAGTATGCGACGATGAACGCGATGGACTTACGGAAGAAGAAGCCGACGCATACGAAAAGGAAAAAGCGTGGTATGACCTATTCAAAGAGGTATTGCAGTATCCGTACAGTTACGGATTATCTTGGGGAATAGTTTTAGCATACAGACAACCTATAAAATATCAGAATTAGGAGGTGAGAAGAGTGGCAGATGAGAAGAAAATACTGAAAATGTATAACGATTTAACACCGAATGAAAAGCATTTGGTAGGTGTTTTCGTAAATGCGATGATACTTAGTCGCAATAAAAATGACCGTCAGAGCGGCAACTCAATAACGGTCAAATAACAAAAGTACATAGATTATTAATCTATACAAACATTATATCACAGAAAGGAATAAAAATCAATGCAAATTGTAATTAGGCTTGAACATAAAGATTTTGAGGGTAACAAGGAAGTATTCGACCGAATGTACGGATTATGTTCGGTACTCAACAAAAAGACGGGACCTGCGGAGATGACAAAGGCGGAAGTTGAGAAATCGGCGAACGTTGTAAGAGAGGAACAGACGTCAGACGATACGCCGACAGAGGATAATACCGCCGAAGTGGAATACACAATAGAGGAAGTACGCAAGGCATTCGGTGAATATGCGAAGTCGCAGGGCAGAGATAAGGCCAAGGGACTGCTTCAAGAAATGGGTTACGACAAAGTAACGGAAATACCGCCTGAGCGATACACAGAGGCGATGACGAGAATAGGAGATGTGAAGTAATGCCGGAAGAACACGCAAAACTTTCAGCGTCGGGGTCAAAGAAGTGGATAAACTGCCCTGCGTCAATCGCAATGGAAAGCAAATTCCCCGACGAAAGCAGTGAATATGCAAAAGAGGGAACTACCGCACATTCATTGGGTGAGGCAAAGCTGAAATTAGCTTTAAACCACATAACACGCGTGCAGTATCATAAAATGATACGTTCGCTTGATATAACCGAAGATATGGAAGAATACACGGACAGTTATCGTGATTTTGTATTAGAGCGGTACAATGCAGTGAAAAGTCAATGCGAGGACGCACAGATTCATCTTGAACGCCGTTTAGATTTTTCGGAATGGGTACCCGACGGATTCGGTACAGGCGACACCGTTATTATCGGCGGCGGAATAATCGAAATAATAGACCTTAAATACGGACAGGGCGTAAAGGTATCGGCAGACAAGAACAGTCAGCTTAGGATATATGGCTTAGGAGCATTGAGCGAATACGACTACCTATACGACATACATAAGGTCAATTTAACGATATTCCAACCGCGACTTGATAACATTGATACGGAAATGCTTACACGCGACGAACTCATTAAGTGGGGCGAAGATTTAAAGCCTAAAGCCGTACTTGCGAACAGCGGTGACGGTGACTGTATAGCAGGGCGACATTGCGATGACGGATTTTGCAAAGCAAGAGCCGTATGCCGTGCGTATGCGGAGGAGAAAAACAGGCTTGCGGCAATGGTTTTTAAACCGCCTTTGGAACTTACCGAAGATGAAATTGCGGAGGTAATAGACCAAGCGGAAAACCTTGCGAAGTGGGCGAAACTCGTAAAGGACTATGCTTTGGAACAAGCACTTAATAACGGCGTTAAGTATCCGGGATTTAAAGTGGTTGAGGGAAGAAGTAACCGCAAGTATGCGGAGGACGACAGCAAAATCGCCGATGTATTAATTAAAGCCGGTTATGACGAAAAGAACATATATAAGAAAGAAATACTCAACATCACCCAAATGGGAGCACTTTTAGGCAGAGCAAGATTTAACGAACTGCTCGGAGAATATGTAATAAAACCGCAAGGAAAGCCGACGCTTGTACGTTCGGAGGACAAACGTCCCGAATGGAATTCGGCAGAGAAAGCGGCAGAAGATTTTAAAGATATAAAGTAAAGGAGAAATAACAATGGAAAAAAGAAAGACACAGGTAATCACAGGAGAAGTAAGATTCAGTTATGCACACGTTTGGGAGCCGTCATCAATCAACGGCGGTGACGAAAAGTATTCGGTAAGTATCATCATTCCGAAAAGCGACACAAAGACAATCAAGGCTATAAACAACGCAATCGAGGCGGCAAAGCAAGAGGGCATTGCGAAGTTCGGCGGTAAAATTCCCGCAAATTTAAAGTTGCCGTTGCGTGACGGTGATACTGACAGAGAGGACGACGAAAACTATGCAAACAGCTATTTTGTCAACGCAAACTGCAAAACCGCACCGGGTATTGTGGACAAGTCACGTCAGCCGATAATCGACAAGACGGAATTTTACAGCGGTTGTTACGGTCATGCGTCAATTTCGTTTTACGCCTTTAACTCCAACGGCAATAAAGGTATTGCGTGCGGTCTTAATAATTTGATGAAAACAAGGGACGGAGAGCCTTTAGGCGGACGAAACACTGCTGAGGACGACTTTGCGGGACTGTATGACGATGACGACGATTTTCTTAATTAAAAGGTGACAAAATGAAATCACTCAGTATCGACATTGAAACATACGGAAGTGTTGATTTAACTAAATCGGGGGTATATGCTTATGCGAATGCCCCCGATTTTAAAATCTTGTTATTTGCGTATGCGTTTGATGATGAAGAAGTAAAAATAATCGACCTTGCACAAGGTGAGGCATTGCCGAAAGAAGTAATGGACGCACTGACGGATGGAGATGTATTGAAAACGGCGTATAACGCGAACTTTGAAAGAACGTGTATCGGTAAGTATTTTAATATCGATTTGCCCGTAAATCAGTGGCGGTGCAGTGCGGTACAAGCGTCTGAACTCGGACTTCCGCTTTCGCTTTCGGCTGTGGCGGTTGCGCTCGGTTTGGAGGAGCAAAAGGACAAACGCGGAAAAGCATTGATTGATTACTTCTCAAAACCGTGTAAGCCGACAAAGACGAACGGCGGACGTACAAGGAATTTACCAACGCACGCACCCGACAAGTGGGAGGTATTCAAAGAATACTGCATACAGGACGTTGAAGTGGAACGTGCGATAAAAAAGAAACTCGCTCAATTTCCGATATGCGACAGTGAACAAAAACTGTGGACGTATGACCAACGAATTAACGACAGAGGTGTAAGAGTTGACCGAAACTTTGTTGAAAACGCAATCAAAT